CCCCCATCTTAACCACCCAGACACACAGTTTAATCCAGAGGGTGTCTATAAGACCGCCTTATCTATGGATAACTGTGAAGAGCTAATAGATGCCTGCAATAACCTAGCAGTGGCAGAGTTCGGTAAAGGCACTAAGTTCAAGATGCCGTTTACCCAAGATGAAGAGACTGGCAACACCATCATGAAAGTTAAGTCTAAGTATGCCCCTAAGATTTTCGATAGCCAAGGCCAAGTCATGGTAGGCGATCAGATCCCAAGACTATGGGGTGGCTCAACTCTTAAGGTTGGTGGCTATATAACAACGTATTCCGTGAGTGGTTCAAAAGGTGTCTCACTCCAGTTAGTTAAAGTCCAAGTGATTAACCCTGTTGGTGGTAACGGTGGTGATGACGAAGGTTTCGATAATTTCGAGGGTGGCTTTGTAGCCGCTGAGATAACTAAAGAGGCTTTTGAAGATGTACAAGAAGAACCACCGATGGAATCGGCAACGGCTGACCGCTTCTGAGCAAGGCATTAAGCACGGATATCGCTCTGGTCTAGAGGATACTATTTCTAAGCAGATTACTTCAGCAGGACTTCAAGTCGAGTATGAGACTGACAAGATAGAATACGAAGTTCCATTACGCAAAGCTAAGTACACGCCCGACTTTAAGTTACCTACTAAAACAGGTGGCTTTTTTTATGTCGAAACCAAAGGCATCTTTGATCTAGAAGACCGCAAGAAGCACCAATTCATCCGTGAGCAACATCCCGGCATTGACTTGAGATTCGTCTTTAGTAATGCCAACCACAAACTCTATAAGGGATCGAAAACCACCTACGCAAACTGGTGTGATAAGCACAACTTTGTGTGGGCACATAAAACGATCCCCGATGAGTGGCTACGAGAGTAGTTAAGGAGAGCTTGGGGGGGTGTCCGAAAGGGCATCCCCTTTTTCCAACACAAGGGGTAAACCAACATGGAACAAGAACACGATGAAACAACAAAGGTAGCCCACATACCCTGTGAAGCCTGTGGTAGCAAAGATAACGCGGCTGTCTTCAGTGACGGTCATACCTACTGTTTCGGCTGTAAGGACTTCCAAGCAGGCGAAGAGGGTGCAGAGGTTCAAGCCCAAGCACCCAAGAGGCCAACAGATCTCATTGATGGCTACTACACGACACTCAGTGTCCGTGGTATATCCGAAGAGACTTGCCGTAAGTTTGATTACCAAGTCACTGACAACTACAGAGGACGACCACAACAGATAGCTAACTACAGAAACTCAGATGGCTTAGTGGTAGCCCAAAAGATACGAGATGCAGATAAGAACTTTAGCATCTTAGGTGACGCTAAGAAGATGACACTGTTCGGCCAACACCTATGGAACGGTGGTCGTAAGCTAGTGATTACCGAAGGTGAAATTGACTGTATGTCAGTCTCTCAGATCCAAGGTAATAAGTGGCCTACTGTCTCTCTAGGGCAAGGTGCAAGTAGCGGTAAGAAAGCACTAATAGGCGCTTGGGATTACCTACAGCAATTTGAAGAAGTAATACTGATGTTTGACCAAGACGAGGTGGGCCAGAAAGCCGCCTTAGAGTGCGCTGAAGCGTTGCCAGTAGGTAAGGTCAAGATTGCTAAGTTACCCCATAAGGATGCCAATGAGTGCCTCCAGAGGGGTGAAGGTAAGGCCATCATAGATGCTATTTGGAGAGCCAAGAGTTGGAGGCCAGATGGCATAGTTTCTAGTGATGACTTTAGAGATATCATTGGTAAATCAGACTCAACATCTACTGTTAGTTATCCCTATCCAAAACTCAATGAAATGACTCGTGGTATACGCACTGGCCTTGTCACTATCTGTGCAGGATCTGGTGTCGGTAAGAGTACATTGATTAGAGAGATAGCGTACCACCTACACACCCACGGTCAGACTGTTGGGATGCTCATGCTAGAAGAGACTAACAAGAGGACACTACAAGGTCTTGTTGGGCTTCATATGGATAAGAACATCACCATTGATGAGTCAGCAGCAGGAGAGGAAGAGGTTATAGAAGCCTATGACAGCCTACTGGGTGAACATCCTGTTTATCTATTTGACCACTTTGGTTCAACTGCTGTAGACACCATCGTTAACCGTATCCAATACATGGTTAAAGGCATGGGTTGTAAGCACATCTTTCTAGACCATGTGAGTATCTTGGTGAGTGGCTTAACAGGTCAGGTGACTGATGAAAGACGGCTAATAGATCAGATAATGACTACCTTACGAAAGCTAGTACAAGAGTTAGATATCTGTCTGTTCCTAGTGAGTCACTTAAAGAGGCCAGAGGGAGCCAAAGGCCATGAGAATGGTGCAAAGGTTCAACTCAGCCAACTCCGTGGTAGCCATGCTTTAGCTCAGTTAGCTGACTTTTGTATTGGCTTACAAGTGAATGAGGAAGACCCCAGTGATGACTCTAGAGAGATAGTGCTGTTAAAGAACAGATTTACGGGAGAAGTGGGACAAGCAGACACACTTCAATATGACCGAAATACTGGAAGGCTGATCGAGGCCGACTCCAGATTCTAAGTAAGCAAACCTCGAATAACTAAGGAGAGACACTATGTCTTTAGCACAAACTCGTCTTGAAAAAGACTTCCAACAGTTTCACAAGAAGAACCCCCATGTCTGGGAATTGTTTAAGCACTACAGTTTAATAGCTATCAAGTCTGGTAGAGAGCATTACTCAGCTAGAGCCGTCATTGAGAGAATACGGTGGCACTCTGATTCTGATACTCAGGCTGATTCTTTCTTTAAGATACCTAATGCCACCATTGCTTACTACGCCAGGTTATTCCATGCGGCTTACCCCAAGCACAAGGGCTTCTACCGTACTGGTGTTGTAGCCACTACGCCAAGACCACTACAAGTAGAGATGGTGCTATGAAACAGGCTATCTTTGATATTGAGACTAATGGTCTACTCAAAGAACTCACGACCATCCACTGTATTGCTATTAGAGACTCTAGTACTGGCTCAGTCGTAAGCTATAGACCTGACCAGATCAAAGAGGCTATTGGTGTACTAGAGAATGCAGAAGAGATCATAGGCCATAACATCATTGGCTTTGATATCCCGGCTATCCAAAAGTTATACCCAGAGTGGAAACCTAAAGGCAAAGTAACAGATACCTTAGTCTTATCCAGACTAATCAAAGCTGACTTAATGAGTGACGACGCAACCTCCGTCGTACTCCCCGACGGCTTCCAAAAGAGACTCTGGGGATCACACTCTCTAAAGGCTTGGGGTTTACGCCTAGGCAACGCCAAAGGTGACTACGATGGTGGTTGGGAGACTTTTAGTGAAGCCATGCTTGAGTACATGGAGCAAGACGTTCATGTCACCTATGACCTCCTACAGCTACTACAAAGAGACAAAGACTTCTCTCAGCGCAGCATTGATCTTGAGCATAACCTAGCGGAAGTGTGCTACCGGATAGGTAACAACGGTTGGACTTTTGATGAAGACAAAGCCGGTGAGTTTTATGCCACGTTGTCCCAGAGACGACTTGAGTTAGATACTCAACTAGCCACTCTGTTTGAACCGTGGGAGATACGCACACCGTTCACACCCAAGGTTAACAATGCCACTAGAGGTTACATAAAGGGTGAGCCTACAGAGAAGGTAAAGGTAGTCCACTTCAACCCTAACTCTCGCAAGCACATTGCTAGATGTCTCACTGCTAAATACAAGTGGAAGCCCAAAAGCTATACCCCCAGTGGTGAACCTAAGATCGATGAAAACGTCCTGATTGACCTACCTTTTAGAGAAGCCAAATCACTGGCTGAATACTTCCTGGTACAGAAGCGTATTGCTATGTTAGCAGAGGGTGGATCCGCTTGGATGAAGATGGTAGATAGCGACGGTAAGATCAGGCACAACCTAGTGTCGTCAGGCACTGTCAGTGGTAGATGCGCCCATCGTTCACCTAACTTGGGTCAAGTACCATCGACTCGATCTGTCTACGGTAAAGAGTGTCGTGATCTATTCACTGTGCCTAAAGGTTGGACTCTATGTGGTGCAGACTTATCAGGGATAGAACTTAGGTGTCTCGCACAACTATTAGATGACGATGGTGAATACGCCAAGCAGATCATGGAATCAGATATCCATACGTTTAACCAAATGGCAGCAGGATTACCTGACAGGGATTCTTCAAAAACCTTCATCTACAGCACTATCTTTGGCGGGGGTGATGCTCTCATTGGCAAGATAGTAGGAGGCACTGCTAAAGACGGTAAGAGACTCAAAGCTGACTTTGAAAAGAATGTACCCGCGTTTAAAAGACTCAAAGCTGAACTTAAAGGTGCTTACAAAAGGCGTGGCTTTATCAAAGGCATCGATGGCCGCAAGTTGTACGTCAGAAGTGAACACCGTTGTCTCTCTCAGATTCTGCAAAATGCAGGCGCTGTGATAGCCAAAAGTTGGGTTTTCATGATAGATCAAGAAATAACTAAACGAGGTCTAGCGGCTTATATCGTGGGTTTTATCCATGATGAAGTGCAGATCGCCTGTAAAACTGAAGAGGTAGCAAAGTATGTCGGTGATATCACTGGAAGAATGGCGGAAGAGGTTGGAAGAGAATTCAACTTCAGACTCCCGATCGAAGCTGAATACAAACTGGGAAACACTTGGAGTGACACCCACTGACTCCACGGATATCGATGGCTACTCTGTCGAGCATATCGTGGGCTTTTACATTGTCTTAGACAAGGCATGGCGTAACCCTTTCAAACTCAAATCTAACTTTGCACGACAAGCCGCGCTCTATGTAGCCACTTGTTGCAGCCTAGGTTTTATCACTAACCAGGTGGAAGAAGAGTTATTCGTAGATAGATTCAACATCACGCCTTTGGGCATGGATTACAAGGACACTCTAGATGAAATACTTGAAGAAATTGCAGGGAGTTTCGACCCCAACACTACTCATTGATGCCGACCTGTTCCTGTTCAGGGCGTCAATAATTGCAGAGGATGAACAAGATTGGGGTGACGACATATGGTCATTATCCACTGATCTTAAAGTAGCAAAGCAGATATTCACTGACCAAATAAACGGTTTCCACGAGAGACTAGGAACAAGTGAAGCTCTAATGTGTATTAGTGACTCTGTTAACTTCCGTAAAGCCGTATCACCTCAGTACAAAAGTAACCGCAAGAAGTCTCGTAAGCCTGTTGGCTACAAAGCAATGGTTGAATGGTGCGAAGCCACTTGGCCTAGTCATAGGCAGGCTACGTTAGAGGCTGATGATGTCATGGGCATCTTAGGTAGCGACCCAAGCATTGACACTGTAATAGTCTCTGATGACAAAGACATGAAGACAATACCTGGTCGGCTGTTTAGGCCTAACGATGGTGACCTATTAGATATCACTTTAGAAGTGGCTGACTTGAATTTCTACACTCAGACACTACAGGGTGACCCTACCGATGGTTACTCAGGTTGTCCCAAGATAGGTGCGGTAACTGCTGCCAAAGTATTAGGCAATAGACCTGACTGGTCGCTAGTAGAGAGCCAGTTTATCAAGGCAGGGCTGACCAAAGACGAAGCCATCATCCAAGCAAGACTTGCTCGAATCCTACGCAGAGAAGATTGGAATGCAGAGGATGAACGCATAAAGCTATGGAGTCCCAAGCGATGATTACTCTAACCAAGCGATCACCCCTGACTGGCTTTAAGAACACTCTGTCTGTTGACTGTGATGTCATCGATTACGCACTGTGGAAACGCGGCATGAAGATACAAGACGCTATGCCTCATGTACCCACAGATCACCGCGAGTTTCTCATGACTGGTATTTATCCGGGTGAATGGGAAGAGTTTGCAACCGTAGGAGGTGCTGTTCATGATCCTGACTACTAGAGAACTACTGCAGCTTACTACGCCTCGCTTTGCTGAATCGCAAGGCACTAAAACGAATACCAACTACTTTGCTAACTTAGAGGATGGCGGTGCGTATTTCCCCAGAAAACACACTACGCACAAGACTCAGCGCAACATTGAGAAAGTCCGCAAAAACAACGACAGGAGATTCCTAAGTTATGCACAAGCTAACCCACCCAGACCCATTAGGTGAGCCGACACTAGCTGACCTGGCGGCGGCTGTAGATAGAGCCAGACACACTCGTAAAAAGATGCTTGAAGCGTACCAGTGTGCCGACCATAAGCTAGATCGATGTTTAGCCGCTTACACCATCAAAATGTTTAACCGTGAGGAGGATTACACAGAATGAATATGCCAAAGTATGGAATCAACAAGGCAACCCCTGCCGACTGGGATAGAGTGCGTAAGGCTCACCCTGCCATTGAAAAAACTACAGTGCTAGACGGCGCACCACTAGATGACGCAGTGAACAGCCCTAAGCATTATGGCTTTGGAAAGATAGAGTGCATTGTGGCTATCCAAGAGAGCATGCCACCAGAGGCCTTTAAAGGCTATCTAAAGGGCAACTGTATGAAGTACCTATGGAGGTATGACTATAAGGGTAAACGCTCTGAGGATCTAAACAAGGCGCTCTGGTACTTGTCTAGGCTATCAGCGGAGGTAAATGCCGATAGTAATAGCTGATTGTAACAACTGACTGTAAAACTGGGGAGTCCTTACTCCCCTTTAGTGTCATCTAGCCCATCAAAAGCAGTATTCATCTGCTCATTCACACGCTCGAATACGAGTCCTTTCAGTATCAACTCAAAGCGGCGAGGGTAAGCCTCAGACCATCTAATGAGGTTCATTTTGTTTTCCCCTGATAACTCTGCCGCTTCACCTAAACTTTTAAATCCTAATGCTTTAATCTTTTCGCTTGGTTTCATTTACTAACTAACTCCTTAAGACACTGAATATACTCTTTAGTATCCTTATGTTTAAAGTAATCGTGGTGGCTATCGCTATACATATACATCCACGGTTGATCTTCTGCTATTAAGCCACATTGAAACGCATTTAGAAACGCTTGGTTGGCTTGCTGTTGCTCTAACTGGTAGCTGTTCATTTGGTCACCTCACGCCTTGTCGATGTATCCTCATACTCATGATGCAGATAGTCGTTGCTATTTCTGCCCCTCCTTTTGTCAGACTCTTCCTGTATCATTTGCTCCGATTCGCATACAGCCCACAAAGCCCCAACGATGAATGCAATACCTAAGATTATACTGATCATTGCTTGTTACTCCTTTTGCTATCTAGATAAGTTGCTACTTGGTCGGCTATAAAGCCAACTAGACCAAGCAGACAGAAAGTGACGCTGATTACTACTGCTAAGAGTTCCATTACAAAGCCACCTCTAAAGGTATTCGGTAGCCATCAAACAACTGGCGCACCTTGTTAGCCATGAAACTAAAGTAGTTATCACAGATTTTATCTTCTTGCTTTGTGGTGGCATTCTCTGGAATAGACCCCCAAGATTTAGCAAGGTCGATGATGTCGCAGTAGGTGTACTCAATGGGTAGGGCTAAACCCTGTAGCCATTCTGTCAGGGCTACCATTTCACCATCACGCGCTATTAACCAGCCTTGCTCGGCTAAGAACCTACTCGCACAAAACTCTATAACTTCTGCGGTAGTCATTGGCTTGGTGTCGCCGCCGTCGTATCCGTCCAAATAATCGCGCATGGCTTCTATAAGGTATAGCTTTGCGCTTGTGTCTAACTCTGTTGATTTACTCATGGTTACTACCCCTGTTGTCTATCTGTGTGTGTGTGTTAACTATTGAATGAGTTACTAATATAGCAACATATAGTTACTTAATCAATAGAATAAGATACAAATAGTAGATAAATACAGTAGATAATAGGATAGTGAATAGATAGAGCCACCAAAACGCCACTAAAAGCCCTGTAAGCCCCTAGATATAGGACTAGAACAGTAGCTATTTATTAATGGTGACCTATTAGAGTAATACGGTGTGTGTGTCGTCGTAATTCTTAGGTAGTAGTCAGCACCTGGTTAAACAATAGATATACATAAGTAGCAC